CGATACGAGCTCATTTTGACAAGGCTCTTATTATATCCAGCGGATTTAGATGTGCAGAATTATGTATAGAAATAGGATCAAGTATCAACAGTCAACACTGCGCAGACAATGAAGCAGCAGCTGCAGACTTTGAGATATGGGGTACAGACAACGAGGTGCTGGCAACTTGGATAAAATCAGAGCTGGAAATGGATCAGTTAATTCTTGAGTTTCATAAAAAAGGTGAACCTAACTCGGGTTGGGTTCATTGTTCTTACAGTCGTAATCAAAATAGAAATCAATGTTTACGTGCTTACCGTGAAGATGGAAAAGTACAATACAAATCCTGGTAACGAATTTTAGCGCGCGTCACGCGTATATCCTACTATTTAATGGATTAAATCCAATCTTTAAGTTCTTCACCCATAACTTGGGAAGCTATATTTATTTTTTTACGGAGTGCCTGTACTATCTTAGTATCTACAGTTTCATTACATATAATATCTACATAGGTAACTGATTTTTTTTGTCCTATCCTGTGAGCACGGTCTTCTGACTGCATTCTTTTTTCTAAGTCATACCCGTTAGAATAATAGATAACAGTGTTTGCAGAGGTCAATGTAAGGCCATAGCCGCCCGTAGCAGGGGTTCCAACAAAAAACCGGCACTTTGGGTCGTTCATAAATTTAGTAATATTACCTTGTCTTTTGTCTTTTTCCGTTAACCCATAATAGTCAACCACGGATCCTGGACCATATATTTTAGTAATTTCTTTTACTATATTTTTAATATCTTGTTGAAAGTGAGCCCATATAATAGCTTTACCATCCATGTCTTCTAATACATTTAACAGTTCGGGTAGTCTATTACTTTTAACTTCTTGAGTAGTACCATCGTCAGATACAAAATGACCACACGTTATTTGTTGCAATCTCATTAGTTGAGTTAGTGTAGATACACTTGTAAGTTTTTTACCATTTAACATGGCAATAGCTTTTTCTTTCATTGATTGATAAATTTTAGATTGTTCTGTAGTTAAAGTTATATTTCTTTTAGTCCACACTTTTTCTGGTAAATCTAAACAATCTTTTTTAAGCACACGATAAGAAAAAGATAACAACGATTCTGCTAACTCATCTAAATGTCTAAATTTAGAAACAAGTTGTATTGAACGACCAGATATATAAGCAGTTTTCATTTCTGCATATCTATTTCTAAAAGCAAAATATGATGAAAAATTAAGTAAAAAAGGATCTAAAAATTCACATTGAGAATACAAATCTAAAGGGTTTTTAGTAACTGGAGAACCAGTCATAATACGTCTGTATTTTGCTGCAATTCTTAAAGATAATATATTTTTAGTTCTTTTAGCTTTAGGATTTTTTATTGTAGTAGACTCATCAATAGCCATTAATGATTTGTGAGATCGTAAAAATTTAGCTGCAAATAATCTACCTTTGTCTGTACTAAAAGCTTCTACATTCATAATAAGAATGTGAAGTTCATGGCCTGTTTCAAACAAAGTATTTAATTTTTCTTGTTGTGTTTTATTAATATTAGCTTGCCACAATACTGTCTTTTTTTCTATGTGATCTGGTAAATGTGCAGGTATTTCATTATTATACCAAGTGCCTATAACACCTTTTGGTGCAACAATTAAAACACCATCTATTTTGCCTTTATCATAAAGCATGGCAGCATTGTCTATAAGCACTTTGGTTTTACCTGTACCCATTTCCATAAAATAAGCAAAACTTTCTTTATTCCATGATTTATACAATGCATTTAACTGATGCTGATAAGGCTTAGTTTTAAATTTATAATCCATACTTCTTTCTATTGACATAGATATAAACATTGTTATATAAGAAGTCAATGAAAGAAAGTATAGATTATAAAGATATTAAAGATACTCCATCTGTTGTTTATGTTATTCAAGAAATAGCTGGTACTAGAGATGGCAGACCTAAAATAAATATTATAGGCGCATCACAGTATGGTTCGTTTAAATTTTTATTGCCGGAACTATCTCAAATAATATTTTCACCTGGTCCATTAATTATGAAACTAAGAAAAGGTTTAAAAAATTATAGGTCTAGTGATTATCTATTACTTACTGGCGACCCTGCAATAATAGGTGTAGCATGTTCCATTGCGTCTGATATGACTAATGGAAAATACAACGTACTTAAGTGGGATAAACAAGAAAGAAGATACTATCCAATAGCAATAAACTTATATGAAAGAGGAGAAATAAATGAGCAAGATTAATTTTGAAGAAGACCAAGAAAACGTAATACAGAAAACTGGAAATATACAGTCTTTAGCAGATCAAGTAGAAACATTACAGCAACTTCAACAAAGTATGCAAGATGCTGAAGAGAATTTAAAAAATTTAAAAAAGAAATCAGAACATATTTCTGGTGAAGTTATACCAACCATGATGTCTGAGATGGGTTTGTCCTTTCTTAAACTAGCAGATGGATCTTCATTAGAAGTTAAAACAAATTATAGCGCCACTATTACTCAAGCAAATAAAGAGAAGGCGTTTAACTGGCTTCGTAAAAACAACCTAGGAGATATAATCAAAAACGAGATATCCGTATCTTTTGGGCGAAACGAAGATACCAAGGCGGCTGATTATGCCGATCTTGCAAAGGGTCAAGGGTTTCAACCTCAGCAAAAACTGAAAGTTGAACCCATGACTTTGAAAGCGTTAGTCCGTGAGCGTATTGAGGCAGGAAAAGAAATGCCAACGGAACTTTTCAACATTTTTGTTGGAAATAAAACAAACATAAAAAGGAAACAATAAACATGAGCGAAGTAGCAAAAAAACAAGCAGCAGGTGCTCTAGCAACGAATTTATTCGAAGCAGATGCACATGCAGGTACTCAGAATATGGCGCAAGAAGATCTTGCATTACCATTTTTAAAAGTATTAGGACAACTATCTCCTGAAGTAAATAAAAGGGATGGGAAATATATCGAAGGTTCAGAACCAGGTATGATTCTCAATACTGTCACAAATGAAATTTTTGACGGTGCTAAAGGAATAGATATATTGCCAGCATACTACACAAGAAAACTTGTAGAATGGCAAGATAGAGGTGAGAGTAAAGGTGCTCCTGTAGCAATACATGAAGCATCAAGTGATATTATGAGTAAAACTACTCGTGATAAATCTTACAAAGATAGATTACCAAACGGTAATTATATTGAGAACACAGCAAATCATTTTGTAGTGTTATTGAGTAAGAGTCCAACAACAGCTTTGATTTCTATGAAAGCGACTCAACTAAAAATTAGTCGTAAATGGAACTCAATGATGATGGGACTTAAACTTCAAGGTAAGAATGGTTTGTTCACACCGCCTACATACAGCCACATTTATAAACTAAAAACTGTTCAGATGTCTAATGACAAAGGAACATGGTTTGGTTGGGATGTGTCTACAGTTGGACCAGTGCAAGATAAAGCTGTTTATGAGATAGCTAAAAACTTTGCAGCCAGCGTAAGCAAGGGTGAAGTACAAGCTAAACCAGCTTCTGACGAATCTAAAACGGATTCACCTTATTAAATAATTCCGATTGGAATAATAGGTGGCCGTCTAGGGAGACTGAACCGGCCACCGCCGGATAATTATGATTGATAAGTTTATACAGATATTTAGTGGCTTAGAAAGAGCGCATGGATGCACCCATGTTGAAAAAAAGAATGCTGACGGCACAAAATTAAAAGGTAAATCTTTTGTTAAAAGAGAACGTGTTGTTGAATCTTTATGGACAAATCATGTTAATGGTATTGAACCTAGTTTAGGTATTATACCAATTAATGAAGACAACAAATGTAGATGGGGTTGCATAGATATAGATAGCTATGCAGGGTTTGATCACAAAAAATTAATACAAAAAATTTTAAGTTGCGAGTTACCACTAATAGTATTTAGATCTAAAAGCGGCGGTGCACACGTATTTTTATTTACAACAGTTGCGGTAGATGCAAGTTTAATGAGAGATAAGTTATTGTCCGTAAGTGCTATTCTAGGACACGGTGGCGCTGAAGTTTTTCCTAAACAAGTTGAGTTAAAATCGCAAGATGATACAGGAAATTTTCTTAACTTACCATACTTTAATTCTAAAAATACAACGCGTTATGCATTTGACAAAAATGCTAATGCCATTACAATTGATGAATTTTTTTCATTACATGATGAATATAAAATTACACCAGAACAATTAGAAAAATTAGAAATTAAAAGACCCCAATCAGAATTTAGTGATGGTCCACCTTGTTTAGAATCTTTAACACAAACAGATATAAAAGATGGTAGGGATAGAATTATTTATCAATACATACAGTATGCAAAAAGAAAATGGCCGGAAAATTGGCAAGGAAAAATAAATAAATTTAATTACAAATATTTTGACAAGCATAAAGAGGGACCTTTAGAAGATAAAATAGTTCAGGGTAAAATAAAATTTAATGATGGTAAAGATTTAGGTTTTAAGTGTAACGAAGAACCTATGTGTAACCACTGTGATAAAAAATTATGTATGACTAGAAAATTTGGTATTCAAGGAGAATCTGTATTTCCTGTGTTAAGTGATTTACAAAAAATAAAATTAGACAAACCACATTATTATGTAAACGTAGATGGAGAAAGAGTTAAATTAGAAGACATTACATTTTTATTAGAGCAAAGATTATTTCAAAGAGCTGTTGCAGAACAATTAAATAAAAGACCACCTGCAGTAAAACCAAAAGATTTTGGTCAATACATAGATGGTTTATTAGCAAACGTAGAAGAAGTAGACCCTCCTAAAGGTGCTACTAAAGTAGAACAGCTATTAGATTATTTAGAAGAATATTGCACAGACAGAACAGGAACTGGTGCAACTAAAGAAGATATGGAACGTGGTAATGTTTGGACAGCAGAAAAAAAACATCATTTTATATTTCAACAATTTTTTCATCAATATCTAGCACGTAGAAAATGGCCAGAAAAGTACGCAGAAACATTACAGATGATGGCTGAATATTGTAAGTGTAAAGAAACAAGAATTAGTATTGGTAAGAAAAGAAGAAATGTAATGGTTGTAGATGAATTTGAAAAACAATCAGATACATATGTGCCAAAAGAATTTAAACCGAAAGATGTGTTTTGAAAACAATTGTATTAGGTCCACCTGGAACAGGTAAGACCACAACTCTTTTAAATTTGTTGGAGGACTATCTTAAAAAAACAAGTCCAAACAAGATAGGTTATTTTGCATTTACACAGAAAGCCGCCAACGAAGCAAGAGAAAGAGCCATGGAAAGGTTTAATTTATCAGAAGATGATCTACCATATTTTAGAACACTACATTCATTCGCATTTAGAATGTTAGGTATACGAAAAGAAAATGTAATGCAAAGAAGACATTATGAAGATTTGGGTAAAAAAATAAAAATATTTGTTGATTATAATGATTATGATGAAGAGTTTAGTGGTTTGTTTACTACAAAAAGTGATTACTTACGTATCATACACTTAGCAAGATTAAGAGGAATTACACCAGAACAACAGTTTAATTTAAAAGAGCATACACAAGATGTATCTGTAAAAAATTTAAGAATTTTATCAAATGAATTAGATAGATACAAGAAAGATTATGGTCTTATAGATTTTACAGACATGATATTTCAATTTACTAAGTCTGATAAATCACCTAGTTTTGATGTTGTATTTATAGATGAAGCACAAGATTTATCTTTCATGCAATGGGATATGGCAAAAACTATTTGGGATAAAACAGAAGATTCTTTTATAGCTGGAGATGATGATCAGGCCATATTTAGATGGGCTGGTGCAGATGTAAATAGATTTATTACACAAAAAGGAAAATTATTAAATTTAACACAATCGTATAGAATACCTAAAGCTGTGCATGATGTAGCCATGAATATTATAGGTCGAGTATCTAATAGATTAAAAAAAGAATGGCAACCAAGAACAGTAGAAGGAAATTTATCCTACCACAATGAGTTTAGAGATATAGATTTTTCTTCTGGTAAGTGGTTGGTGTTAGCTAGAACTAAATACATGTTAAATGAATTAGAAGATACATTATATAAAAAAGGTTTGTATTACAAAAATAAATTTAAAAAAAGTTATGAACAAGATTTACATGAAGCTATTACAGATTGGGAAAAATTAAGAACCGGTAAAGATATTAGTGGAGATTGTGTACAAAGAATTGCATCATACATGGGTGTAAATAATTTTAATAAGTTTAGAATAAAAGAATTAAACAAAGACAATTACTATGCTTTATCTGAATTAAAATTACATTTTGGATTAAAGACAGACAGTGTTTGGTTTGATGCGTTTGATGAAGCACCACAAAAAAATGTAAACTACATTAGAAAGATGAGAAAAAATGGAGAAAAATTAAATGAAGACCCAAGAATTTTACTCTCTACGATACATGGAGTAAAGGGGGGAGAGGCAGATAATGTAGTTTTGTTATCTGATTTAAGTTTAAACACACAAAGAGGTTATGAAAAAAATCCTGATGATGAAAATAGATTGTTTTATGTTGGAGCAACAAGAACAAAAGAACATCTACACATAATCAAACCAAAGGATATTTATAAAAGTTTTAAAATATGACAGCATACAAAAAACAAGTTGGCGGCAATCATTATAAAAATATGGTTATGCAGCCAAGTGAGTTTATAAACAAGAACAGGTTGCCTTTTGCAGAGGGATCGGCTATAAAATATATATGCAGACATGCAGCAAAAGGGAAAGAACAAGACATCGATAAAGCAATACATTATTTAGAAATGATAAAAGAAAGGGATTACTCTTAATGCAAATACCATTATTTAAAGCACAAACAGAATGGCTACCACCAGATAATTTTCCAGATTTATCTGACTACAATGAGATAGCAATAGATTTAGAAACTAAAGATCCAAATTTAAGTAAGTCAATGGGTTCTGGCGCTATAATAGGTGTTGGAGAAGTTGTTGGTATAGCTGTAGCCGTACATAACTGGTCTGGTTACTATCCAATTGCACACGAGGGTGGTGGTAACATGGATAAGAAAATGGTTCTTAAATGGTTTCAAAATGTATTAAACACAGAAGCTATAAAAATATTTCATAACTCAATGTATGACGTGTGTTGGATTAGATCCATGGGACTTACTATAAAAGGACAAATGGTAGATACTATGATTTGTGCAGCTATCGTAGATGAAAATCAAATGAGATATGATTTAAATAACTGTGCAAGAAGATACATTGGCAAAGGGAAAGACGAAGCAGCATTATACGCAGCAGCAAAAGAGTGGGGTATAGATGCAAAAGCAGAAATGTATAAACTACCCGCAATGTATGTTGGAAATTATGCAGAAAAAGATGCAGAGATAACTTTAGAATTATGGCAAGAAATGAAAAAAGAAATAGATTTACAAGATTTAAAAGCTATTTTTGAACTAGAAACAAAGTTATTTCCTGTGTTAGTAGATATGAGGTTTCTCGGTGTACGTGTAAATCAAGAACAAGCAGCGAATGAAAAGAAAACATTACTAGAACAAGAAAAAAAATTACTACATGAAGTGTTAACAACTACAG